CAGTCTTCTTGGAAGAGTGTTGTCCTCGAACTTTGTCCCTTTCCTTGACTTGTATGTCCCGATCGTGTCTTTCCAGTTCCCGGCACACAGAGTCGGATACCTTTTCTTCTCCTCCTGATCCTCCTTGAATACCTTTCTCGGAAGTGTTTCGTACTTGTAGTTTGCTGTCCCCTCTGTGTCTTTCCAATCCCTGGACAGAGGTGTCGGAAACATATTTAGGTAATTCGGAAGTTTTACCCCCCTCCAGTTTCCTTTCTTCATTTCCTCTTTCATTAGATTTCTCTCCAGGTCTAGTGGAAAACTCGCATCCAGAGCGCAAGGAGTAGGTATTCTTCGTTGGGTAGGCGATAATCCAGAGCCTTTTGCGTAAGTGTCTCGCACCAACAGAGGCTGCTGATATAATTTGCCATTCTGCATCATACCCGATTTCGGCAAGGTCGCTAAGGACTCTTGTTCCTCCCCTTTTTGTGAGTAACTGGACATTTTCAATAAGTGCGAATCTTGGTCGTAACTCGCTAATAATTCTGTACATTTCAAACCAAAGACCTGACCTTTTTCCATCTAAACCCTCTCCTTTTCCAGCAACACTAATATCTTGACAAGGAAATCCCCCCGATATTATATCTACTGGTTTTAAGTTATGTTTTCCAATAGTTTCTACATTATCATATTGTGTAGCACCTGGAAATCGTTTTTTTAACAAATCTCTACACCACTCATCAATCTCGCAGTTCCATACAGTTTCTATACCTGCCATTTCAAATCCGAGATCAATCCCCCCGATACCACTAAATAATGAGCCATGTTTCATTTTTTTGTTTCTTCTAGCTCAAATATTACCTGATCTATAAAAGCGCTCCATAACTCTCCACTATATTCAGATTGAGTTTTAATTATTGCTTTCTCTATCTGTTTTTTATTAAAGATATGCTCTTTATCTATCATCGAAAGAGCATCCTTAATCTCTTTAATAGTAACGGTAGCTACTATGTGTTTAGTGATTCGGTTCTTCATTGCTCTTTAGTTCTGCTAAGTTTAAAATACATTCAAAGACTTTCCAACCCCAGTCTAACTTGCTAAGTGGAATAGCATGGTCTTCAAAACCTTGACCAGTTTTATCCAATCTAAGAAGTCTACCCCCCTCAATCTTGTTGCCAGTCTGTTTTTCATACATATATTTATAAGCAGCTAATTGAACAATAAACTCTGAATATAAACCTTTAGAAGATTTTAGATCCCCGATGTATAGCTTACCATCTATCTTTAAAATAAGGTCACAAGTCCCCCCCACTTTTAGATCATCGTCAATTAACTTTATTTCAGACTCAATATATTCAGGTTTAAACTGTGAATCCCATTCTTTGAAAGCTTCAAAACATAGTTCTGCTGCCTTTATTTGGTTCTTTGAATAATCGTCTAAACTAGTCTTTTCTTCTTTAATGAAATTCTCACATAGTAAATGTGCTAATGTTCCAATTTCTGCTGCCTCATTCATTACTTTTGTTGGATCATTACCTTGCATTCCCTGGGATCTAGCCCAATTAACTAATATTTGTTTATTCCATCCGAGGTGTGCGTTAATTAATGTTGTAACACTCTTAACTCTCTGTCCATCGCTTGTTTTGTATGCTGTATGTGCTTTAGTCTTCATAAAACTCCTTTATCATTATTTGTGAAATTTTTCTTGCTTTCTTTATATATAGATCATCTGATTTTTCTATTAAGTCTCTTATGAGTTTAGCTACACTTCTTTTATTATAATCACTTGCTATCCTCAATGTGTGATATGTATCAGGATACAATCTAATCCTATGCTTTGCAGATAATGCTTTATTTTTATGCCTTTGATTAAAATTAGGTTTTAGCTTTTTAATTAATTTATATTCTAATTGCTTTGCTTTATCTACACTTAAATATCTAACCTTAACATAACTCCACGATAATTCGTGTTTTAATAATCTATCAAATATATTTTTAGAATATCCTATGTATTTTAAATCTTTTCTACCTGTATACATAGCATAAACACCGGATGATCTTTTAATATGATCTATATCTCTTTCAGTATACCAGTTCATTTACCCCAGATCTCTCGTTTGACAAGCAAAGAAATAATTGCATAGTTTGCTAGGTCTATATAAGAGTCTTCAAGTGGTTCAAACTCTACTTCATCATCATTAAAATCTTTCTTTAAAATATTTTGTATTCTTTGAATTTTATCATTCATTCTAAACCATACACCTAATAAAGCCATTTTACGATCCTTTTCATCAGTCATATCTCCCCCCAATGAAATATTGTCTGGACCATACATTGCTTGTTTTGATAAAAAAATGCTAAATAGTGTATTAGTTACTTTTTCAAAATTTTCAACTGTTATTGGTAAGTCTTCTTTTACTTTTTTTATTTTATCCATCAGTCTATGCTTATTGTGTTTGCTCGTATAAAATCTATAAATTTTTCTAATGACTCTTCAGTAAAACAATAATATCTTCTACCTCTATCTCTTCTAGTCATTAATATATCAGAGTTTGTTTGTAAAAACCATTTTGGTAGATCTCTTCTCCTCTTGCATTGAATAATAAACTTTTTCCTTTTAAAAGACATTCTTAAATCACAATCAGTAGCTTCGCCTAAAGAGCGCCCATCTGATGAGAACGCTCTTTCGACTTTTGGAGAAAACTCTGTAAAAACATCTTCCAATGCTTTTACAGATTCATATTCAAACTGATTACCTTTTCTCTTGGATTTACTCGTCATCTGTTGCACCAAACAACTCTTCTACTTGTTGGTGTAATAAATTAGTCTCTAATTTACTTAAAACAGATAAAACCACCTTGGATCTACTTAACAACTCTTCTTCAGTAAAGCTGCCTGGAGCAATGCTCCATCCTGCAACTTTAACTGCTACACCAGCAACAATAGATGCTTCTCTTTGAGAAAAAGTTCTAGTGTCGTTTGATGTTGTAGAATTGTTGGTGGTGGTAGTAGTGGTGGCAGTAGTAGTAGGTGTATCTCCTGCAACTCTTTCCACTTTATGGTAAACACCTTTAGAATTTTCGTGTTTAACTTTACCGAACTTAAATGCCTCATCTCTTTTTAAACTATCAAAAATTAATTTTTGATTGTCGTTAGCAAAATAGATCACTTCTTGTCCATTTACTTTTAATGAGTATTTAAACCAATTTCCATACTGTCCAGTACCCTCGCTATCTAAACCAATAAATACTGCATCAACAACTTGTCCATTGGTTAGCTTTAATTGATCATTCATAATGACTCCTAATCACATTTACCGGATGAACATGAGTCATTGCCCCTTAGACTCTCATCGGGTAGGTTGTTTTTGGGCTTATAATTACCAGTTAGTATATCATATATCTGTACTAACAAGATAAATTCTTTGTATTCTTCTTCTGTTATTTCTGCATTAAGTGAATCTTTAGTTATTTGCATCCTTAAGTGTTTAATTAAAAATGTTGCTTGTTCTGAATTTAGTGTAGCTTTTTGCATAATATTAAACGAAGAGGGGGGGAAAGGAAGTAGAGTAGAATGAGATCCCCCCTCCACAACTAAAATAACTCCTTATATTCTTTTTCTAGAACAGAGCAAATCTTGTGCTTATGATTTTCTTGAAAAGTTCTCTTTTCTTGCATCATTAGGGAAAGTAAGGAAACACTGATCTTTATTTTTCTAGCTAACCAAGACTTGCTTCGTTCGATTTTTAATAATTCATTTGATAATTTTTGATATTTCATACAATAAGAATAATCATTGCACGAATTAATGTCAAGAGTTCATTTACTAACCTTGACCTCTTTTTTTCTTTTTGTAGTATTTTTTAGATATTTTACTACCGAATTTGGTATTATTGCTCATACCTTGCCTAGTCTTCTTTTTCTTTTTCTTTTTTATTCTTTCTTGCTTTTTAAATACTGCTCTTCTCATTATAGCTCTTCTTCAATAATAAATGATATAGAGTATGCTCCAGATGCTATTTGTTGAAACTTTAGATCATCTTTTACGAATCGTACAGTAAAGTGATCTGTTCCTAGCGTTCCAGAAAAATCATTATCTTCACTAAATAAGAATGTATCATAAGTTCCATCCACTGCATCGTGTAAGTTTTGTATTTTTGTTCTGTCTGCTTCAGT